TTGAGGATCTGGATTTCGAGGCGCGGCTTGCGGCGATCGTCGCCGATGCGCAGACGCGGCTTGCAGCTCAAGGGGTCACCTGGGACGTCGGCGCGCTGGAGACCGACCCGGTGATGATCCTGTGCCAAGCCTTCGCCTATCGCGAGATGATCTTGCGTGCCCGTGTGAACGATGCGGCCCGGGCCAATCTGCTCGCCTTTGCGGCCGGCTCCGACCTCGACCACCTGGCCGCATTCTATGGCGTCACGCGCCTTGCCGGAGAGACGGACGATCGCTTGCGCGAGCGCACACGGCTGATGATCCTCGGCCGCTCCGCCGGCGGGCCGCTTGAGCGCTACAAGGCGATTGCCTTGGGTGCTGCGATCGAGGTTCGCGACGTGGCGATCTGGCGCGAGGGCCGCGACCCGACCTTGCATGTGGCGGTGCTTTCGACCGTCGACACCGGCATCGCTTCGCCCGAGCTGCTGGCGCAGGTCCGCGCCGCGCTTGAGGCTCCGGCCGTGCGCGTTGTGTCCGACCGCTTCGCCGTGGTTTCGGCCGTGCGCCGCGTGGTCGACGTCACCTTGCGCGTGCGCCTCGCCCCGGACGCGCCGCAGGACATGCTCGACCGGTTGCCGGCGCTCCTTGCCGCCGACTGGCAGGCCGAGGAGCTGCTCGGTCTCGATCTGACCGCCTCCTGGCTGGTGGCACGGGCCATGCGGCCGGGCGTCAGCCGGGTAGAGGTGGTGACGCCGGCCGGCGATGAGGTTGCGGCACCGACCGAAGCGCTGGCGCTTGGCACGGTCACGATCCTGGACGGAGGGCGCGGACGATGACGGTCTCGCTGCTGCCGTCAAACGCCACCGCGCTCGAGCGCGGGCTTGATCTGGCCGGCGCGGATCTCGAGGCGCGCATCGCACCGGGCGCCGAGGCGATTGCCGGCTGGAAACTCGACCCTCAGCCGGCGCTCGCTCCCTGGCTGATCCATGAGTATGGGCTCGCACCGCTCACGCCCTTCGTACCGAACCTCTACGACCTGCTCGGCGACGGCATTGCCTGGGAGCGGCTTCGCGGGACGCACGCCGGCATGGCGATAGGGCTCGGTTTCGTCGGCTACTCGGCCGAACTGGTCGACCCGCCCGCGCGCCGGCTTGCCTGGGCGGATTACCAGCTCACGCTGGACCGCGTGCGCGATGAGGCGGCGGACTTGCCCCGCATCGACGGCATCGCTCGTCTGTCTCAGCCGGCGCGCTCGCATTTCAGGCGCGGCGTTTGCGGATACGACGTGCCAGCGGCAGAGGCCTCCTGGACGCGGCTTTCGGGATCGATCCTCGGCGATGACAGCGGCCGTCATGTCGAGGCAACAGGCGGCACCGCTGGCCCGAAATGGTCATACGGGCGCAACCACGACGCCGAGGTCACCCTGTCCCAGGCGGATCTCGAGACGCTCGGGATCTGGATCGAGGGCGGCGACAGCGGCGCCATCACCTGGGCCGATCTCAACCAGCCCTGGAACACGGTCAACGACACATGGGCGGAGCTTGGCGAGGCCGGGGCTCGGCTGCGCCAGATGGCCTCCGCGCTCGGCAGCCGCTCCGCCTGGCTCGGGCTCTACCGGGGTGACGGGTCGATGATCGGCGCACGGCGTTGCCTCGCTTTCGCCCAGGCGGCCCCCGCCGTTGCCGGCCCCTATGCGGTTGCGGGCCAGACCTGGGCGCCGAACCCGGATGGCTCGTCCGTCCTCGCCATCGCCCGAACCGACTTTGGCGACGGCGCCGGTGAAGAGGTGAGCGAGGTCGCGCTCCTGGTCGATGCCAGGCCGGCCGATCCGGCCAGACCCGGCAAGCTGTGGCTTGCTCCGGATGAGATCGGGGCGCCGGTCCCGCCGGTCGCCCGCACGCCCGTTTCCATCACCCTCGGCGAGACCGTGCGCGACCGCTTCGCGCTGCTCGTCGGCTTCTCATGAGGTTCAAATGGCCTTCGAACACCCGTTGATCCCCGGCGCCTTTGACCGCTCGGCCGACAAGCCGGACATGACCGATGTGGTCTTTGTCGAGGAGCGCTTTCTGCAAGCTGCCGAACTCAACGAGGCGCAGTCGATTTTGCGTAGGCGCATCGCCCGGGCCGGCGGTCTCTCCGCCCGCGACGGCGACCGGATCTCGGGCGCCGCGATCATCGTGGACAGTGATGCAGGTACCGTCACGCTCGAGGCCGGAACGATCTACGCCAGCGGCGACGTGCGTCCCGTGGCGGCCGCGACGCTCAACGGCGTGCCGATGGCCGGCGAGGTGTCGATCGGCGTGCGTCTGGTGCGCGAACCGGTGACCCACGAGGAAGACCCGGACCTGCTCGGGCTGGTGCCGGGCACCTTGGCCGAGGGCGAGCCGGGCGCGGCGCGCATCATCGAGCGGCTCGCCTGGGGGCGGGCCGGCGACGGCGAACCGGGCGACCTCTATCCGGTCTATCAGCTCCTCGACGGCGTGGCGCTCGACCAGACCGCGCCCGTCGAGCTCTCCGTCACATCGCAGGTCATCGCAGGCTACGACCGGGACGCCAATGGCAGCTACGTCGTCTCCGGCTGCCGTGTCGCGGCGCTCGGTCGGATCGCGGGCCAACAGGTGTTCGTCATCGAGCAAGGGGTCGCCAACATCAACGGCCACAAGCGCACGCGCAGCGCGTCCCTTCGCCTGTCGGTCCCGGAGGCCTTCGACACGGCGCGCATCGACGCCGAGCAGCACGGTTTCGCGGACGGCGGAACCGGCTCCGTCACGCTGGCCCTGCGCCATGTCCCGCTCGCCAATCTGGTCACCGCGCTCGTCACGAAGGAAACGACCGAGACGGTCACTCATGGCGCGGCCGTGGGCTCGATCGACGTGCTCTCCCAGGACAGTGTTACGACGCTGGTCGAGGTGCATCAGGGCGGGACGATCTACGCGCCTGGAACCGACTACGTGCTCAATGCCGACCGGGTCGACTGGACGCCGGGCGGGGCCGAGCCGGCGCCGGGCTCGAGCTATCAGGTGACCTATCGCTACCGTGATGCGGTCGCGGCGGTTTCGACCACGGCCGACACCGTGACGCTTGCCGGCGGTGTCACCGGTGGCGAGGTGCTGCTCACCTATGACTTTGCATTGCCGCGCACGGACCTGATCTGTCTCGATCCCGAGGGCCGCGCCGTCTACATCCCCGGCCTGTCGAGCCGCACCCGACCGGTGCCGCCGGCCGCCCCCACCACGCACTTGCCCTTGGCCGAGGTCCGCAATGCCTGGGGCGGCGGGACGCCGGAGATCGTGAACAGCGGCGTGCGGGCGTACCCCTATGTCCAGATCGACCGCATGTATAACCGGTTGATCGACCTGCTCGACCTGACCGCCCTCGAGCGCCTGCGGCGGGACATCGACAGCCGCGAGCCGGCGGCAAAGCGCGGCGTGTTTGTCGACCCGTTCACTAGCGATCGGTATCGCGACGCCGGCCTCGCTCAGGACGCGGCCGTGTTTGGCGGCTCCTGCCAGCTCGCCATCGACCCGACACTGCACCCGCTTACGCTCGCCGCGCCGGTGATGCTCGCCCACACGGTCGAGGAGATCCTGTCGCAGCCGCTCAAGACGAGTTGCCGGCTCATCAACCCTTACGCCAATTTCGAGCCCATTCCGGCCGCGCTCGAACTCGACCCGGCCTCCGACTTCTGGGTCGAGACCCGCACCGAATGGGCCTCGGAACAAACGGCTGTCTTTGGGGCGGGCAACCAGTCCCGCACCACGACGACGACGGAACAGGTCGACACGCGCCAGGAGCTGGCCGAGTTCCTACGGCCGATCTCGATCGGTGTCACGATCCGGGGATTTGGCGCCGGCGAAACGCTCGATGAACTGACCTTCGACGGTGTCGACGTATCGCCCCTGCCCATCCTGGTCGCCGATGAAGACGGCATCGTCTCTGGCACGATCACCGTGGATGGTGAGACCTATCCGGCCGGACGCAAGCTTGTCCGAGCTGTCGGCGGGTCCGGCACGACCGCCAGCGCCATGTTTGTTGGCGAGGGCCGGATCGACGTGACCGTGATGCGCCGCGTCACGACGGTGACGCGCTGGAGCGACCCGCCTGTAGAATTTTTTTCAGGCGGCGAGGAGGGTAACACCGACAGTGGCGGTGCCGACCCGCTCGCCCAGACGTTTATCCTGCCGCCGGGCACGCAGGGCCGGCACCTGGCGGCCGTCACCCTGCATGTCTGCGCGGTCGGGGACCGGGCCAATCCGCTCCTGCTGGAGATCCGCCCCTGTTCGCAAGGGCTCCCCACGGCCGAGGTGCTCGCCCAGGCGTACGTGCAGATGACGGACGTGGTGATCGGGCAGCCGTTGGTGGTCACCCTGCCGGCACCGCTCTGGACACCGGCGAATGCCGAGTATTGCTTCGTCGTGAAGTCAGACGATGTCGGCCACTCGATCGCGAGCGCCGCTGTGGGCGCATTCGACACTGGCGCGCAGTCCTGGGTGACCGCACAGCCGTACCCGGTCGGCGTCATGCTCTCATCGAGCAACGCCCGCACCTGGACGCCGCATCAGAGCGAGGATCTCACCTTTGCCCTGGGCGCGGCCCGCTTCG